CGAAACTGTCGCATTGGCGTTTTCAATCACTGAAGAAGCGGTTGAAGATAATCTTTACGATACGCTTTCAAAAAGATATACTGCGGCTCTTGCTCGTTCAATGGCTTACACTAAGCAAGTTAAAGGGGCTAACGTCCTTAACAACGGATTCAGTTCAAGTTATCCGGGTGGCGATGCGAAAGCATTACTTACTACTGATCACCCTTCACTTGAAGCTGGAGACCTAGCTAACGAGCCATCAACTGCGGCTGATTTATCTGAATCATCCCTAGAATCTGCCTGTATTTCTATAGGCGGATTTGTTGACGACAGAAATATTCCTGTGGCAGTACAACCTAGAAAATTGGTCATTCCAAAAGATTCTGCTTTCGTAGCACAAAGAATCCTGAAGAGTGAACTTAGAGTTGGTACTGCTGACAATGATATCAATGCAATGAGATCAATGAATATATTCCCAGAAGGTTATACTGTGAATCACTATTTAACTGATACCGATGCTTGGTTCATTCTCACAGATCTTGGCGGTTCGGGACTTAAAATGTTCCAAAGACGACCGTTAAAGACTGCAATGGAACCAGATTTTGAAACAGGAAACATGCGTTTCAAGGCTTCTGAAAGATATTCTTTCGGATGGTCTGACTGGAGATCCGTTTTTGGATCACCGGGAGCGTAGAGAGTACGAATAAAGGGGGGATTTCCCCCCTTTATCTTATAGATTTAGAATCATTCTAATCTATGGAACTAGGATAAAATAATCATGCCAACTGCCCTAGCAGACAATCGTAGAAGCGATGGTATGATTTAACTACGAGGAATTTAAAATGGCTAAAACATCTTTTACCGGCCCAGTAAGGTCGGAAAATGGATTTAAGTTAATTAGCAAGAATACTACTTCTGGTTTAATATCAGAAAGAACAGTCCACGACTTAGGAATCAAGGACACTAGACGATACTACTTGGAGGAGTATTTTGATCTTCTACCCGGTATTAATGGAGATTTGGCTTCAACTACTGAATCTACGAACACACCTGTAAGCAGGCAATTTGAAATATTAGGAACTAACCACACATCAGCTCTCGCTACTTATAGTGCTACCGTTGCAGGTATGGCTATGACAACAGCGACAGCAGACCAAGACCGAATGATTGTAGCACCACACTTGGACTCCAAGCAAGGAGCTTGGTCTGGGGTAAAGTGGGGCACTGAAAATCAGGTTCACTGGGAATGTGGAATTAGAACAAGTTCCGCAATCGACAACCAATGGATTTGGGCGGGATTGAAAAAAACCAATGTTGTGGAACTCGCAACCGATACTGAACAAGCGTTTTTTACTTTCGGTACTGATGCGGATAATGCCGGTCAGTCATTTACAGACTTTACCAAATTACATTTTGTGCATAGTATTGGTGGCACTGATTATATCAGCCAATTACCAATTACTGTTGCGGCAAGTACAAATTATCATTTGAAAATTAAATTTGATAGTGATAGAAAAGTATCTATTTTTGTTGATGGTGAACAATATAATGTTACCAGCACATCTGGTAGCACGGGTGGTACTGCTGTAACAAAGGGAACTACCAAGTCAGCGGCTATAACCGATGATGTTGATTTAATTCCATACATTGGAATTGAAAATTGCGATGCGGCAGCGGCAGTCTTGAATGTTCAGTTTGAGGCAATAAGCAGACTGATATTTGAATAAACAATAACGGCTAGGGTGTAAAAGCCCTAGCTTTTTTATAGGAGGAAATAAATGGCTGATACAGTAACAGGCCCAACAACGCTTTTTGAATCTGACAAAAAAGTCGTATACAAATTAGTGGTTGAATCAGATGGCACTGGTAGTACAACAGTTTTTGCTGATGTTTCTGCCTTGACAGCGAGGGGTGACGGTACATCTGCGGCATATGTAAACTTACAACAAGTTTGGTTTGCCTGTGATACAGGAGATGGTGGAGATACTCATGCTCGTTTAGATTATGAAGATTCAGATGCTGATATTCCAATGCTTGGTTTAGTTGGAACAGGTCACTGGGATTTTCGTAGTTTTGGAGGAATACAACCCAATACAACATCAAACTCAAATGAATATGATGTTAACTTGGTTGTTCCGAGTCAGGCTGACGATGGAAATATGTACACGGTTGTGGCTGAATTTAATAAAGTATATTAATTAGGATAATACATGGCTCTTTCAGGAACTACATCTTGGACTTTACAGGTTGATGAAATAATTGACGAGGCATTGGAACGTGTTGGAGGTAATCCACAAACGGGAAATGAGCAAAAAAGTGCAAGACGATCTTTAAATTTAATTTGCAAGGATTGGATTAACAGAGGTATTCTGTTATGGGCTGTCGATGAAGTATCACAGACTTTAACGGATGGAACAGCAAGTTATACATTGGATACGGATACTATTGATATTTTAGATGCTGTCATACGAGAAACAAATGGTACAGATATAACAGATCATACCATTACAAGAATTAGTCGTGAGGATTATTTGGAAATACCAAATAAGGATGATAAGGCAAGACCGTCTCAATGGTTTTTAGATAGACAAAGAGATGCTCCTGTATTATACTTATATCCAACACCTAACGATTCCACGGATGCTTTTCGATATAGAAGAAGAAGAAAAATTCAAGATATAGATGCATCCTATCAGGATGTGGATGTACCAGACAGGTATCTTCCTTCCCTGACAAGCGGATTGGCTTATTATATGAGCCAAAAAAGGCCACAAATTGATGGTAACAGGAGACAAGAACTTAAAATGCTATATGAAGAAGAGTTTGAAAGAGCTATAACAGAAGATAGGGAGAGAGTAGATGTCAGAATCATCCCAGACTTTGGATATTAAAATTTGTAAAAAATGCGGTCGTGAGTGCGATTGTGGAGATAATTGTAAATGCAACGAAAAAGATTGCGAATGCAAAAAAAAGAATGTTGAATTTGAATCAGATTTTAGCGTAACGGTACATTAAAATGGCTTTCTCAAAAGGAAAATATGCTATGGCTGTATCGGACAGGAGCGGACTCGCTTTTCCCTATACGGAAATGGTTAAGGAATGGAATGGATCATTTGTTCATAGATCGGAATTTGAGGAAAAACATCCACAATTAAAATCAAAAAAACATGCAGTTGACAGTGAAGGTTTAAAGAATTCAAGACCAGATACTAAACAATATCCTTCTGCACAGATACAAAATGGATTTATAAATACTTTACATAAAACATTGGGACATACAGCAAAAACATTTGAGGGAACTTTTGGAGAAGGATCAGCACATGGTGGCAATGCAAGTCCTCTAGCAACAGAGTTAACCATGTCAGCAGGTTTAGGATCGGAAACTGTCGTCATCTCCTAAAATAAATTTATTTGTAGCAACACCAGCTTATGGTGGATGGCTATGTGAGGATTACTTTCATTCCATGTTGGAACTGCAAACCTTTTGCAGAAAAGAGGAAATTGCTCTTCGGGTACAGACATTGGGAATGGAATCTCTCGTTACACGAGCAAGGAATACATTAGTAGCAAATTTTCTAGATGATGAACATGCTACTCATTTATTGTTTGTTGATGCCGATATAGGATTTAGTCCAACAATTATAAAAAGAATGCTGGACTTTGATCATGAAGTGGTTTGTGCACCCTATCCAATGAAACTTATTAATTGGAGTGCTATTCCACAGTTAGTCAAGGATAATTTAGATTATAAAACATTAAGTTTACCCTATGTCCTCAATTTTGCAGACAAGGATAATGTAGAAGTCAAAACAGGTTTTGCAAAAGTATTGGATGCGGCAACTGGTTGTCTTTTAATGAAAAGGGAATGCCTTTTGAAGATGGTAAATAAATATCCAGACCTACATTATAAAACAGATCAAATTATAGATGGAAAGGAATACAAGTCTAAAAATACATATTTGTTTTTTGACACGATGAAGGATGAAGATGAACGATACTTATCAGAAGACTACGCCTTCTCAAGACGATGGCAAAAAATCGGAGGATCAATCTGGGCAGACCTCTCCTCAGACCTTATTCACTACGGACAGTACAAATTCCAAGGACAACTCTGGAAACATTTCGACAAAAAAACGTAAAGACGTAACCGTCAAGGTTACAGGAATATCATTCAAATTAACTAAAGGAGACTTAAATGGCTGATGCTACAGTTACACCTGTAAAAATGGCAGTAATGAGAAATCCAGTAAAGGGTTTCATTAGAAAATTGACTCCTGAAGAATCCAAGAAATACGAAGAGAGAGAAGAACGACTTAAAAGAGAGGGAAAAAGAAAATGACAGAAGCATGTCCTGCGTGTGGTCAGGAAAAATGTATTTGCGAAGGGGATGAATGTCCCTCTTGTGGAGCTTAAATAATAAGGAATAACAATGGCAGATGATGCGAGTATAACTCTAACAGCAACTTTATTACCAGATGAAATCGCTAAAACTATTAGTGGTTCTATGACGGTATCACCAGATGATGCCAATGACAAGTGGTACTATAAGTTAACGGCTTGTACAACAACAAGCACAAATTTAATTGCAGGTAGTTTTTTAGATTATACAGCCGTGGATGACGACACAGCACCAACGGCTATTACAACAAGTGACAAGGTAAAATTTTTATTTATTAAAAACACAAGTACGGCAGATGGTGTTGTAGTATGCTTTGATGGTGGAACGGCAGCTTATAATTTAGCTGACGGAGTATTCATTGGGCCAGAACAATCATGGTTCGGAAGACTTCCAAACACAACTGTAGATAACATACACGCTATTTCATCTGATATCGGAGATGCAGGCGATGCAACGGCAAATCTTATTGTCGCTGCCTTAATAGATGATGTGGCATAGGAGATAATATGGCAACAATGACTTACTCTTCCTTAACACAAGATTTAAAGGACTGGATGGAAAATGATGGAACGGAATTCTCCAATGAAACGGATAACTTTATTGGTTTGGCTGAACAGAGAATTGTAAGGGACATCGATCCACAGGCTTTTACGACAAGTGCCTATTCGTCATTTAATGTTGATGATAGGTTTGTTTCCAAGCCAACCGATGCCTTAGTTATAAGACATTTTCTATATCTTGATTCTGATAGTAAAAGATATTTTTTGGAAAAAAGGACTGATGAATTTATTTATGATTATTGGCCTTTAGCATCGACAACAGGAACACCAAAATATTGGGCTGATTATAGTGATACAGAGCTTCTTGTTGCACCAACTCCAAGTGCAGCTTTAACAATAGAAATGAGTTATGTTCAACGACTGGATACGCTGTCAAGCACTAATACAACGAATTGGCTGACAATCAATGCACAAGAGTTACTTTTGTTTGGATCACTCATGGAAGCTTGTACTTTTTCAAAATCAAGGGAGGATCTTCAAATCTATACCCAGAGATATCAAGCGGCAGTAGAATCCATTAACAATCAGTCAAGAAGAAGAAGAAGAGATGATTATGCAGCTCCATCAAATGTGATGGGGGAAACTAATATACAACAAGCAACTACATAAGGGAGAAATTAAATGGCAATTTCGCAAACATTAACAGATGCGTTTTTACAGGATTGTTTAGACGGAGCACAAAATTTAGGAACAAGTGGGAATACCTTAAAGATAGCACTATACACATCAAGTGCATCCTTGGGTGCAACCTCATCAGCTTATTCAGCAACTAACGAAGTAAGTGGAACAGGATACACGGCAGGAGGGGCAACTCTCTCAAGTCAAGCCGTGGCTTTTGATTCCACCAACCAAGTGGCATACTTTGATGCAGCAGATCCAGCATGGACAACTGCGACAATTACGGCTCGTGGTGCTCTCATTTACAACAATACCAAGTCAAATGCATCGATTGCAGTATTGGATTTTGGATCTGACTATACTTCAACAGCAGGTACGTTCACAATTCAACTGCCGTCTGCGGCATACAATACAGCTATAATTAGGATCAGTTAAACATGGCATCCGGTACAGGTGGATATAACGCTGCTGCATATGGTGATAATGGTTGGAATGATGCGGCATTAATTACTGAATCAGGAATTGCTGCAACTATGGCTTTGGGAACGGAAACTCCTACGGCTAATGCCGATGTAACGGAAGCAACAACTCCAGAATTGGCAGCGATTGGATCACTATCATCTATTCCGACTATTACTGGAACAGCAAAGGTAGAACCAACGGGAGAAGCTGGAACTGGAGCAACAGGAACAGTTAAGCTTTGGACTCTAATAGATACCACATCTGATGGAACGGAAACTTGGACAACTGGACACGCAAATTAAGGGAAAATAAATGTCAAATTACACACAATTAGGTTTTGTCAAGCAAACCGATGGGGAAAATGAGGGTACATGGGGTGACGTACTCAATGAAAACCTTATTGACCTTCTCGATGATGCCATTGGTGGTTATGTAGAAGTAAGTGTTGCCTCTGGCAATGTCACATTAGCCTTTGCCGATGGAACGGCAGACAACAATGGAAGACACGCAGTAATAAAGTTCACTGGTTCGCCGGGAACAACAAGAACTGTTACATTCCCAGATGCACAAGTAAACTATCTAATAATCAACGGTTCGGATGGCTCTGTCATCTGTACCTCTGGAAGTGGTGCGGCAACCGTAACCATACCAACAGGCATGAAGGATATCATCTATGTCGATGGCAGTGATGAAATTCTCAGTATGTTGGCAACTCCAAACTTGACTGCATCCGCTGACTTGACTTTGGATGCTGCTGACGACATTCATTTGGATGCGGCAGGCAATACTTGGAAGTTTATTACCAATACAACTCTGAGGGCTTATCTGGAAAGCAATGACGGTCAAATGGAATTGACTCTTGAAGGCTCTAATAAAGATTTTTTAATTAAAGGCAGTGACGGTGGGAGTGCAATAACAGCACTGACACTTGACATGTCCGAGGCAGGTGCGGCAACATTCAACAATAAAGTCACTGCTACAGAATTAGATATATCTGGCAACATGGATATAGATGGAACATCAAACTTAGACATCGTAGATATTGATGGTGCAGTTCAAATAGATGCTACATTTACATCTGGTGTTGACGGACAAGGATACGATACTAAATTTTTTGGAGATACATCAAGTGCTTATATACTGTGGGACACTTCTGAGGATAAATTATTAACAGCAGGTGGTGCTTTAGTAGATATAGTTAAAGATAAATTAATGATTGGTGGTACTGCGGTAACAACTACTGCTGCTGAATTAAATTTATTAGATACAGCATCAGCAAATAGTGTTGTTAATAGTAAAGCAGTTATTTATGGTTCTTCAGGAGAATTAGCAGGTACTTTGAGTACGGCTGCTCAAGGTAGTGTAACTAGTCTTGGTACTTTAACAGCTTTAACTGTAGATGATGTAGCTATAAATGGCAAAGTTGTAACCATGACTGGTTCAGCTAGTGATACAGCAGTATTTACAGCAGGAACTAATGGAACACTAGATATAACTACAACAGATGCGGCTGCGGCTGCGGCTAATATTCAGATAACAGCAGATGGCACGGCAGAATTAGCAGGTACGACAGTTACTTTGGATTCTGCTGCTGATATAGAATTAGAAGCAACGGATGATATTAATATTCCTTCAAATGTTGGATTAACATTTGGGAATGATGGAGAAAAAATTGAAGGGGATGGTTCTGATTTGACTATTTCTGGAAATACTGTTAATCTGGATTCAAGTATGAATCATACTTTTTCAAGCACAGGAAAAGCAATGGTATTAGGATTTTAAGGAGGAAATATGGCAAGTGAAGTATTAAAAGTAGCGTTAAAACCGACCTGTTCAAACACAGAAGTTAAGCTGATAGACGGAGTAAGTGGTCACACTTATACTGTTCTATCAATTTCAATTTGTGAAACGGCGGGTGCGGCAGAAACATTTGACTTGTATGTAGATGATGATGATGGTGGTACAGACCATTATATTTATAAAACACAAGCATTAGCAGCAAATGCAACTTTTGTGCATAATGATAGAATAGTATTAGAAGGCACAGATATGCTAGGTTTTATAACTGCAAGTGCAGCAGATGTTGATGTTGTAGTTAGTTACTTAGACCAGACACTATAGGAGGAAAATTATGAGTGGAATTGTAGGCAGTCGCCTAAATATAAGAGGCTCTGGAATTGTAGGAGGAATAGGAACCGATGGACAGGTTCTTACGTCTTCTGGTGCAGGGCAAGAAATGGTTTTCGAGGATGCAGGCGGTGGTGCTGTAACAGCAATTAATAATGCCACAGCAAATGAACTCGTTACAATTGGTGCAACAACAACTGAACTGGATGCGGAATCAGGTTTAACATATACAGATGGTGCATTAGTTCTTGGGGGAACAACTCCTAC